CTGGGTGGACGGTGCATCGAGTGAACAATGGCGAGCGTGCGTATGACGACAAACACTACTTGAATCGTGGTGCGGAGATATGGTTTACGGCTGCGAGATCGGTTGAGTTAAACGAAGTGATATTGCCAGACGACGAGTTGCTGTTCGCGCAAATGACGACGCGCAAGTGTAAGACCAACAGCAAGGGGAAGCTGCAATTGGAATCCAAAGACGATATGCGGGGTCGTGGGTTGCCATCGCCTGACCGTGCGGATGCGGTGCTGGGTGCGATCTCGTGTGGGGGCAAGGGGAGTTCGCTGAATTTGGAGCCGCGACCGAGCTTTATGGCCGAATTGGCGAACGTGAGCGTCGGTGGGGAGTTGGACACGGGGTTTAACGCTGGGTATTAAGCGTGGTGGCGGCGTGGTGTTGTGTTGGCGGTGGAGATCGCCGCAACGGTTAGGGAGCGTTTACGTCTCTGTACGCTTTTGTTAACCGCATGAATCAGTAACCGCGTCCGCTCTGTAGCTTGTTATGGGCTGGATACTTGGTTTGATAAGCAAATTGATGGATTTATCCGCAGCTTGGCTGGGGGATAGACACCAGAGACGTGAAGACAAGAAAATTGATCGGACGGCTGAAATCCACGCGGATAATGCTGATGCCATTGATGCTGCTTTGGGTAGCGGGGTGTCGGACAGTGGATCACCCAGTGACGCGGCTGACTGACGGAAACGTCAAGCGGTTGATGGAGTTGCCGGAGTTCAGCAACGTGCAGCGGTCTACCCAGTCGGTAACACGCTGGGCGAGTGAGGCGCTGCATACCGTCAACGACTTGGAATATCAGTTGCGAAATGCACGACAACAGAAATGAGATGTATGAGGCGGTTGTGGAGTCAATCCATGACCGAGCGAAGTGGGAGCGCAGACAGGCTCTTTACTACGAGATGCGGCACGACGGATTGCGCCGTAAAAACAAGCCGTGGGCTGGGGCAAGTGATCTCCACTTTCCGCTGATAGACACGGCGGTCAGCAAGCTCAAGCCGTTTTACTACCAGCAAATTACGGGACGCGACACGATATGTTCGTTCGTCCCGATGCGCCAGCAGTTAGCCCCGTTGACGACGGCGGTTGAGCGCTGGTTCGATTACCACATCAAAGAGAAAACGAACTTCCAGAAAGAGTCGTTGACGTGGATCGATCACATGCTGATGACGGGTCATTCCGTGCTGAAAGTGTTTTGGGATGACGAGAACAAGTCGTGTAAATTTGAAGCTGTAGACCCACTTTACTGGATTGTTCCGGAGCACACGACCGATCTGCACGACGCGGATTGGATGGTGCAAATCATGCCCATGAGCGTGAGCGCGTTTCTGCGGGATAGTCGATATGACCACTCATTGCTGGACAAGATACGCGGTGATGGTCGTGACGAGAATACGAACACTACACAGCGAGACAACGAAAAGTTCCGGCGCGAGGGGCTTACATACAGCGATAACGACAACATGGTTATTGTCTGGGAACACTATAAGCGGGACGAAAACGGGAACTGGATTGTATGCACGTACTCGCCGCTTGTTCCGGAACACGATCTTCGCCCACCCATGAAGCTGCCATATCGGCACGGCAAAGCGCCATTCGTGGACACGACGTACGAAGTTAAGGACAAGGGGTGGTACGCCGGACGTGGAGTGCCAGAGCAAGTTGCGCCGGAAGAGTCGTATCTGAACAAGCTGATGAACGGCAAATCAGACGCGATTACGTTCTACAACACGCCGATGTTCCGTAGTGAGCGCGACATTCCCAACAGCAGTAACATCCGGTTCAGACCAGGACAGATACTGCCATACGCGTTGCAGCCGATAATGATGCCCCAGCCGCCGATAAGCTGGGAACAAGAGATTGTGCAGACACGCATGATCGCCGAGCAACGATTGTCGTTACCGGATTTTGGTGTTGGCCAGATGATCAACACGAAAGAACGGCGCACAGCCACGGAAGTAAACGCTATTGGAGGGATGATGGAACGCTCTGTTGATCTGCGTGCGCGGATATTCCGGTTGGCGCTGGCTCGCGTCTATCGTCAAGCGTATCAGCTTTATTTGCAGTACGCGCCGAAAGACTTGATGTTCCGGTATCTGGAAGACGCGACGAGTTTGCAAGCCGATGCGCTTCACGGCGAATACACGATTGAGCCGAAAGGCGGTGTAGACGGGGTGGATCGTTCGATGTTGATGCAACGTGCCATCATGCGGAAACAGCTAATGGCGCAATCGCCGTGGATCGACCAGATCGAACTGGACAAGTCCATACTGGAACTGGACGACCCAAGTCTGGTGAAGAGGCTGGTGCGTGATCCGCAGTTCAAGTCAGCGGACGAATCGGAAGACGAAGCGCATAACATCCCCATCATGGAGCGCGGTTACACGCCAGTTCCAAACCAAGCCGACGATCCGCGACCAAGATTGCCGGTGCTTCTGGGCTACATCAACAAGTTGAGCCAGCAAGGCGAAGAGCTTGAGCCGGAGGGGAAACAAGCATTTATGGGACGCATCAGCACATTGCTTGAACAGCTTGAGCAAGTGGACATGAATGCGGCTCGACAAGTACGGAAAGAACTAAATGATACGATTAACAGAGATGCACAAGCGGGTGTTGTCAACAATGCTCAAGCCGCTCCGATGGGTCAACCAACCCAAATGGGAGTCGGATGACGAACGAGCATTACGGACTTTTTACTTAACAAAAAGCGGCAAGAAATTAAAAGCGTGGTTGCTAAATGCAGCGCTTCAACACAACGCAACAGCCACCGAGTGTGGTGGTGAGCTTGCGTGGAAAGCCGGATATGCTAATGGATTCCGTGGCGCTATTGCATCTATCGATGCGTTAATGGTTCCACCCGAAACTTCGTCCACGGACGCGGAAGAAGAGTTCGACTGGTTGCGTCCATAACTTACAGCTACGAGATTGTGCGACTTGTAGCTGAAACTAGCACGTTACAGCGTGCCACGTATGTGGGGCATGGCTGATTTGAAGCATACAACAAAATGGCTGGAGTAGAGACGACGATGGAAGAGCTTTCCGCAATCGCAAAAGCGATGGATAGCGGGAAGAGCTTGGAAGAAGCGCGGTCAACAATTGCACCGCCGGAAGCGGAACCGGATAAACCGGAGTCGGAAACCCAAGCTGATCCACCGCCGGAACCAGGACAGCCGGAAAGTAATGGTGAGTTGAACCCGTCGAGTGGCGGGGAAAGTTCTTTGACAGAAAAGACCGAGCCGAAAGAGCCGGATGTCCCGCGTGAAGCGAAGGAAATGGAGCGCAAAATGCGTTCGTGGAGTTCGTTAAACGCCGAGAAGGAGAAGCATCAAAAACGGGTCGATGAGTTTGAACAGCGTCAAGAGAAGTGGAAGTTGCAGCAAATGGAGTCTACGAATGAACTTCGTGACGAAGAAGGCTACAGCGCCAAAGATTACGACAAAGTTGAAGCGGAGTTCCGTGAAGACGGGGAAGATAAGTTGGCTGACGACGCAAAAGCGAATGCTGCCTCATTGCGGGAGAGCGAGCGGGTAACCGCACAGAAGCTTAACCAAAAAGATTTTAGCAAGACGTTTAGCGATAATTACGCGTCAGCCAGAGAAAACTATCCCGATCTTGGTAACCACGACAGCGAACTGTTCAAGCGAACTGAGCAAGTGTTTTTGCATTATCCGGAACTGTTAGGGGATGCAGACGGGCCGCGTAAAGCGGCGTGGGTTGCGTCACGCGACATACTGGCGACACAAGCAGAGTCTTTTCGAGATGAGAACCAACGACTTACCAATGAGTTGGAAGAGTACAAGTCAAAGCTATCAATTGGCGGTTCACAGCCAGCGCCACGTCCGGCGACAAAAGAGTTTATGGACATGGATACGGATGCACGATTTAAGATGCTGACGGAGCAAGCTGCACAGATGGACAAGCAATTGGGGTAACGATTAGTACAGTACAGTAAACTATTTAAAAGAAAGATATTAAGTTATGGCACATGCAATGACGTTATCAAGTAGTCTTTCCGATCAGTATCGGGAACACTTTGAATCACAACTGCTCACATACGCAGTTCAAGCCACCCGCAAAGCGGAGTTTGGCCAAAAAGCACCTCTTCCCAAAGGGGTGGGATCGAAGCAGATTAGCTTCTTCAAATACGGTGCGCCGGATTCGACGCAGATCGCTGATCTGACGACCAGTTCCCCGCCAGCCGAGGTGACGACAAGCACAATATTACCGATTGATATATTCGGGACTGGCGCAAGTTCAGACGGGACTGGTGTTCGGCAGTTGTCTCTTTCCAAAGTGACGGCTGATCTCCAGCAGATTGGACAAGTAGTGGTGCTGTCGGACGTGTTGAATAATACGGAATTTCTCAACAGTCTGTCGCAAGCGACCAAGACTAACGGGGAAGACGCCGCGTTGAAGTGCGACAACATTGTGAAAGCAGCGTTGAGCAGTTCGTCAACACCAACTGGAGCAAGCGACACGCAAGGTGGTAGCACTATATTTGCTGGTGATGCCGACGACGTTACTGCTCTGGACGCAGCCCATACATTGTCGGCTGGCGATGTTCTGGATGTTGTTACTCAACTGCGTATCAAACGCGCTCCGGAAATCAACAACGGCTACGTGTGTATCGCTGCACCACAAGTGCTTCGCGACATCATGCGTGACGATGACTGGTTGGCTGCTGCGACACGCTCCAACGTAGGCGCGTTGTACAACGGTGAAGCTGGATCGCTTTACGGTGTCCGCTTTGTTGAAGACACAAACCCGTTCCGGTGCGACATGTCTGGCGTTGCGGACATTAACACGGAAGTTGCGACTGGGGATGTGTTTGCTTCGTTCTTCTTGGGTGGCGAAGCGTTTGGTGTTCCAGCGTTAAGCGGTGACAGTCCAATGAGTCCGTCCATACAGATTGTGGACACTCCGGACAAAAAAGACCCGCTGAACCAAGTGATCACGGTTGGTTTCAAGACCATGTACGCAGCTAAAGTGCTGACATCGGATTATTACATCCGGTATTTCTCACGGGCTGGGTTCGCTGGAATTGATGCTGCCGGTTAATCAATAGTAATCATGGGGTGGGGTGGCTGGCGCTGCCCCATCCCTTTTTTATATTTTTAGATGCCAACATACGAGTACAAGTCAGACACGGGTGAAGTGATTGAGCTAGAGCGCCCGATCACGGAACGAGATGACGCACCAGACGGATTTACGCGATTGAATTACCCATCGCGTATCAGCGTTCCAAACGGGGCAAGCGATGAAAAAGGAATGAACAAAGAGACAATTCGCCGTGGTTATTACGAGCAAGAACAGAAGCTGGGAAGCCGCTGGCGTAGTATGCATTCGGTTAAGGGTATTAAAACAGCTTGGGGAATTTAGATTATGAGTTATCAAAACGAAAGATTCAGAAGTTTTAGCAGCGTCACACAACAGATCAAAGCATGTAGCGGGACAGCAGCGGACGTAGTCACCAGTTCGCCGCACCACTTGACGGTGCAGAATCTGAGTGTCGTGCCGGTTTATTTGAAGCTGGGGGCTACAGCCACGACCGCTACGGGCGGGTTCAGTTACATACTACCGGCTGGTGGCGCGGCTAACGACGGAACCGGCGGCACAGCCAATATCAGCGGGTACGTCGGGACAATAAGTTTCATAACGGGTGGTACAGCGGCAAATGTCGTTGTCAGCAACGGGTAACCATGAGCGCAACTATAACGGGCAACGTCGGCGGCATTAAGCGAACCGGCACGACGGTCGAAAACGAACCCATCATCAAGTCGGACGGCGCGGGTGAGGTGATGCAATGGCAGCCGTCTGACGGTGCGGCAGATGGTATTTTCATAACAGAAGACAGCGCGGGTGATCCGTTGCGTTTGGGTGTGGGTGTCGCTGCGCCAGCATCCGCGCTGGATGTTGTGGGTGCAATATCGGTGAGTAGTTTTGGTGTAATCGGTGCAAGAACTCAAATTAAAGGTACTAATACAGACATCACGGGAGCTACGGGTTCCGGCATAGAGGTCTTTGGTGGCGCAACGCCCGGAATATTAAGCTTCAACCGGGATGCCACGGCATATCTACCAATACAGCTTAACGCTAATAGAGTAGATTTACAAATACAGAGTACCACACGAGGCACATTCTCCTCCACCGGCCTAGCAGTCACCGGCACGATCTCATCTACTGCGGGAATCACAGTCGGCTCGCTGGACATTGGCCACGGTTTGGGTGGTGACGCGAACAGCACGGCGATTGGATCAGGCGCGTTGGATGGAAGTCTTTCAACTAGCACACACAACACGGCGATTGGATCAGGCGCGATGTCAGGTACGATGACTTCTACCGCAGATTACAACACGGCGATTGGATATTCCAGTTTGGGGGGTCTGACGTCAGGTGATAGGAACACAGCGGCAGGTTATAACGCTGGTGCTGCAATTACAGCGGGTCATCGTAACACCACGGTCGGACAAGCGTCTTTATCGGCGGCTGCTGTTGATGACAACACGGCAGTTGGTTATGCAGCATTAAACGCATTCACCGGCAGTAGCGCAACCGCAGTTGGAAGTGGTGCGGCAGATGTGGCTGGTAGTCAGACTGGTCTAGTCGCTATTGGCAAAAATGCTTTAGGCGTGTCCACAAGTGGCAACGACAACACCGCAGTTGGTTCATCCGCGCTACAAACAATTGACGGCACACAGAACACAGCGGTTGGCCGTACTGCGTTAGCTGCGGATTGTGTAAGTAACAATGTGGCAATTGGCTTTGAAGCACTCAACGCATTCACCGGCAGCAATGCCACCGCAGTAGGATCAGGTGCGGCAGATTCGGCGACGAGTGCGACGAATCTAACTGCTGTTGGTTATAACTGTTTTACGGCACTTGTAGACGGTGCAGCAAACACAGGACTTGGCTACAAAGCCGGATTAAGTACAACTGGCGATCGAAACACATTTCTTGGCCAAGCTGCTGGCTATTGGGCGACTTCAACGGATGACTGTATCGGGATAGGTGTCAATGCGCTGTATGGCGCAGCGGGTGCGGGTAACGTCACCGGCAACTACAACATTGCCGTGGGGAACTACGCACTAGATGCAACTACTACGGGGCATTCAAATGTGGCCATTGGATACGATGCTGGCACGAACATCACAACAGGAAATAACAATTTTGCACTTGGAACCAGTGGATTACTGTCAGCCACGCAAGGCGACTACAATACTGCGGTTGGGAATCTAGCTGGCTATCGAGGTAACGGCAACAACAACACATACATTGGTACATCTGCTGGCAAGGATATGGCTGGTGATCACAGCATCGGTATTGGCCCTTATGCGTGTAGCGGTGATGCAACAGGTTATTTAGACACTAGTTGTGAATTAACGGAAGGTGATGCAACGGTCACAATGGCAGATGTTACAGCACGAAATTTTAGTGGCGGTGCAATTGCCACGGGTATGCTGATAACTGGCACTGGAATACCCGCTGGCACGATGGTCGGCGCAATTAACACTGGTGCAGACACGTTTGAGATGACAGATGGCACGGCAGAAGTTCTCGCAACTGCCGGTACTGGTTCTGCACAATCTGTCGCGTTTTACGATTCCATTGGTGACTACAATATCGGTATCGGCAGCAACAGTTTGTCATTCTTGACAAGCGGCGAGAAGAACATCGCCATCGGCTACACAACTGGCTACTCCACGAACACGGGCGCAAGCAATGTGTTTATTGGCCATGAAGCTGGCAAATATACCACTACCGGTTCCAACGTATTGATTGGGACAGAAGCTGGCGCAAACATAACCACAGCAACAAACAACACGGTCGTCGGTAATGGCGCGTGGGCCACGGGAGTCGGTGTTGCTTCTGGTGGTGCGGCTGGTCAGTACAACGTGGTTGTAGGTACAGGTGCTGGCAATGATCTTACGTCGGGGTCTTCCAATGTGTTAATGGGGTATGATGCTGGTGCAAATTTAACAAGCAACGGCAAC